AAGCCACAAGAGCTTATTGAATTAGACTGCGATACTCGTAACTTTGTGAAGCAAAGAGTGATGACACAAGAAGAGTTAGAACAAGTTTTAAATAAATATAAAATCGCTAAACCGATAAGATAATGGCAGATAATCAAATGGTTAAGATAGTCTTTGACTTTGATCTAGGAAATGTTCCTGCATCGGCAAAGAAACTTAGTCAATATTTAAAGGATAATAGTTTAGATTTAAAGTTTACTAAACAAAGCGTTGATGCTACAACTGCAAGTCTTAATCAGTTAGCTATTGCACAAACCAAAGCAGGAAATACCGCTGCTGCTGCAGGTACTCAAATTAAAAAAACGAATCAACAATGGATGAGTCTTGCATTAGTTATTCAAGATTTGCCTTATGGATTTAGAGGTATTCAGAATAACTTACCTGCATTAGTAGGGGGGTTTGCTGCTGCAACAGGCCCTATTTATTTAGCATTTTCCGCATTGATTGCAATTACGACTGCTTATGAAAAAGAAATAGCCCAATTAATATATGGTATAGACGCATTTTCTATAGCTAATAGAAAAATGAATGAGGAGTTAGCTACAAATATTGGACAAGCTAAATCTCAAATAGCATCAGATCAGGCATTACTTAAGATAATAAATGATACTACAAAGAGCACAGATGAAAGAAAAAGGGCATTAAAGCAATTAAAAAAGGAATATGAAGGTAATATTGAGTTACAAAAACTAGACATACAGGATGGTGATAAACTAGCTCAAGTATATAATAAAATATCAAATGCCTTAATAAGAAGGGCTAAAGCAACCGCTTATGCTACATTAATTGCAGAAGAAGAAACAAAGATATTTAAACTACAAAACCAACAAGGCGAAGAGGTTGTTAGAAACCTTGGGTTTATGAGTACTGTTTATGGACTAGCTACAGGTGGGGCACTTGGATTTAATACTTCATCAAAAATAGTAACAGATGCTTTTTCTAAACAAGCAAAAGAAATAAATCAGTCACAATTAAACATAAAGTTATATACTAAAAAGCTAGATGAAAATACTGATGCAGCTAATAAAAATGCAGATGCGCAATCATTAGATAGTAGTGCTATAAAGAAAAAAGGAGATAATGCAAAGAAAGAAGCAGCTAAATTGGCTGCATATGTAGCTAAAAGATTTGCAGGCGCAGGTGGAGAAACGAAATATGTGGCAGAACCAATTTTAGATCCATTAGCAGCAGCAAAGGCATTTAAAGATAAGATGGCTTATGAAAAGAAAGCATCAAAAGATAGAGTTGATTTCTTAAAGGATCAATATCAATTAGAAGTAAGTGAAGCACAAGGTAGTTTTGATAAAATACAATTAGCGGAAGAGAATATGAGGATGGCATTAGATAAGGGATTTATGGATGGAAGTATAAAATTATCTGAATATATAGATGCTACAACCGAACTTAGAAAGAAATCAAATCAAACTATATTAGCCGAATCAAAAGCGGCATTAGATGATATGATGAAAATTGGAATAGGCATAATGAACGCATTAGGCCCTGCTTTAGATATGTTATTAGAAAAGGGAGAAAGTATTGGTGAAGTTTTATCAAAAGCATTTCAAGATGTAATTAAAAAACTTATTAAGGTAGCTATTGCAGCAGCTATTGCGGTTGCTTTATTATCAATAATATTTCCAACTGCTATTGCCAAAGCGGGTGGTGCAGGTAAATTATTTGGTGGCCTATTTGGACAAGGAATGGGATTAGGTGCTAATCTATTTGGAGGAGATTCTCCTGCAGTTCCTGTAGTTCCTCCTGCTAAACCAACTGCTAATGGTGGTATATTTGGTGGCCCATCGTTTAGGCTTGTAGGAGAATATCCTGGTGCTAGAAGCAACCCTGAAATAGTTGCTCCATTAGATAAGCTTAAAAACTTAATAGGCGGTAGTGGTGGCGGTACACTTGAAGCTAGAATAAGCGGAAATGATTTACTAATTTTGATGAATAAGGCTCAAAGAAACAATAACTTATCATTCTAATATGGCATTTACAACACCTAAATACGAGTTAATATTTAACGACATATACCAACCGCCTAGTGGTGTAGTAGATGCGTATAGAATTAGAATATATCTAGATGGATATACAGGAGCTAAGTATCCATTATATGGAACTACAAGCCCAATAACAATAGAAACCATTAATGCAGATGGTGATTCTTATGTGCCTATTATAGCAACAAAGGCAACATTAAACATATACAATTCTCCTAATTTTGATATTCAAGAGTTTCTTAATGCAGATGATAATGACATAATGATAACTGTTGAAAATGGTACTGCTTCAGGTACTTCATTTACTGCAACAGGTGTAATATGGAGAGGAAGTTTTTTACCATCGGAAAACATACAATTTAGCGTAGTTGACTTAGCTAGTTATTCTTTAGTGTTTGTAGATGGATTAGGTAAGCTAAAGCAAAGTAGATTATACTTTGATACTTTAAATCTATTTGGATTTAGAGCAGGATTTAAGACATCTATTGTAAAATACATATCAGATGCTTTATCTAAATCAGACCTTCAATTAGATATATGGATTAATCAGTTCTATCAAACCGCTAGTGTTGCTGGAAGGAATATAGAAGGTATGAACATTAGGAACAATTACTTTTGTACTGAACCTGGTACATACTTAACTTATTATGAAATATTAGAGCAGTTGTGTAGAAAATATGGTTGGGAATGCTACTATAAAGATGACCATTGGCACATAGAAAGCTATGGTTGTTTAACTAGAAACGCTACACCATCTTATTTTGTATATAACTATGCAGGTAACTATCAGTCAACTTATACGACAACATATCCTGCATCTATACAAGTAGATGGCACAAATAACTTTAAGCAATTAAATAGATCTATGTTAATGGGTTTAAATATTCCTAAAAACTCATTTAAGTTTATACATAGAATACAAAATGCCAAAAACATATTAAATGCTTATTTCCAATCTTGGTCAGGAGCCGAACCTGATGCTTTTTATGAATTTGGAACAATGACATATAGCAAGTTAAACCCAACTGCAGGTGGTATATTAATTACATCATATACTACCAATATACTAGATACTGCTGATTATTTAAGAAGCGAGAATGTAAAGGTAAAAGCTGGTGATATATTAAATATAGAATGGAATGACATTAATATTGCTGGTAACGAGAATAGATATAAGATTATGCTTATACCTGATGATGTGTCAAATCCATCTTATTTTATAGATGGGACTGCATCTTTTACTGCAACAGATACTATGCTTTATAGGTTTTCTACTTATACTGCTACATGGAAAAACCAAACTACAGTTCCTGTTGATGGTACTTTAACATTGTTTATATATAATCCATACTATGCAGGTGGAGGTACTTTCCCATATCAAGAACTAATATATTTCAATATTGCACATTATGGTACATCTTCTCAGGTAAATAACTTTGATTCTGTTCAATATCTATCTTATGTATTTAATAAATTTAATGCTCAAGATATGACATATGATATTGGCAATTACTTTACTAATAGTGCCCTTATAACCACTTTGAATAATTACCTTAATTACAATAATGATGATGCGGTAATGAGTTCGGTATATTTAGGAACAATGGTAGATACTAACAATATTCATGTATTAGATGAGTTTGGAAGGCAAACAAATAGCACTGAGCCACTTTATCAATTAGTAGCAGAAGATGTTGGGGTAGATATGCTAAAAACACAATACACGATATTAGGCGAGTTTAAGTCTTTAGGATATTGGATAAATAGAAGGTTTGACTATAGCTTAGGAACAAGTTATAACTATCTATTAAAAGACTTTAAGTGGGATTTAAAACAAGCAATTCAGTCATCTTCTTTGTTTAAGATTAACTATAATGCTGCTATACCATTTAATCCTAATTTTGGAACACCTACATTAAACTTAAAAAAATAATAAAATGGCATCTGCGATTAATGGTACGAATATAGTCTTATATGAATATGATAGCAACGCTATCTATTACTTTAATGGAGGTACTGCACAAGGCACTTTTGATAGTATTGTGTGTAAGGAATTAAGTAGAAGCCAAGTAGCAGGTACTTCAGTTGACTTCACTAAAACAGGAGCAGGTACAATAGCTTCGTTTATTACCGATGCTCTTGATCCTGGTGTAACAACCATACCAGCAGGTACTTGGACTTTTAGTGCTTATTATTCTATTGCTACTGCCTTTGCAGGTGCTCAGGTTCAGTATGAACTATACAAGTATAATGGTAGTGTAGCTACCTTATTGTTTACATCGGCAGCAACCACCCTTACAGCCCTAGCAAAGACCTTATATTCTACGGCAATGGTAGTCACTCAAACGACTATAAGTGCCACAGATAGGCTTCTAATTAAGGTTATTTACGCAGGTGCAACTACCAACCAAATTACCCTTTATACCCAATCAAGTAATGTAGCTCAAGTAACTACAACTATACCACTAGGAACTCCGTTTGGAGCTTCAACTAATTGTACTTTTAGCACTTCTGTAGATCAGAATGAGATTACTACTTATGCCTCTAATTCTTATAAAGAGTACATAGGTTCTCAAATAAATTGGGATGTAAGCGTAGATGGCTTAATTGCCTTGTCAGGTTATTCTTATTTGTCTTTATTAAGTAAGCTTCAAAATAAGGAGTCTATAGAGGTTAGGTTCTCAATAGATAACGATAATGGAGATGGAACTGATACTTATGGATATTCTATTATTGCAGGAACTTGTAACATAATCTCTTTGGACATTAATGGCCCAATGGAGAATGCTTCATCTTATTCAGCTAACCTACAAGGGACAGGTGCTTATTCAATAACAGGAACTCAAGTTATAGACGGAGGTTCTACAATATCAACTTCAAGCGTGAATAGTTTTTCTTATACGGCAGCAGGTGGTGAAACAAGTGTAACATTTGCAGGGGCAATCGGAGCTACTTGTATATCGGTTACAAGAGGTGGTGTAGAGGTTAGAACGATAGCTACAAGCGGTGTACCAACGGATGAGAATGTTAGCTTTAATAGTGCCACAGGAGTTCTTACCTTTGCAACGGCAAGACCATTAGAAGTGGATGAGTTTGTCAGAATGATTGTAAAATAATTAATTAGAAATAGAATGAGTCAACAGATACAGATTACTGGAGGTGCGAAAGTTAGGGATTTACAAGATGTCATTATTGGCACAAGTGGAGTGTTAAGTTCTTTGGCTTTTAATGTGGCTAATGGTGTACCAAAGCTTGACTCTGGTGGTAAGATATTAGTATCTCAATTACCTAACTCTGTTATGGAGTACAAGGGTACTTGGAATGCTGCTACGAATACACCAACCCTTGTAAATGGTACAGGAAATCAAGGAGATGTTTACTTATGTAATGTGGCAGGAACTGTTGACTTTGGTGCTGGTGCGATTGCTTTTGTGATTGGAGACCAAGTTATTTATAGTGGTTCAATTTGGCAAAGGGCTTCAGGAGCGACAGGAACAGTTACAAGTGTAGCGGTTACCGAAAGCGGAGATAGTTTAAACATCACAGGCTCACCGATTACTACAAGCGGAACGATTAACATAGGATTCAACGGAACTAATTTACAATATGTAAACGGAGCAGGAAACTTGACAACCTTTCCTACTTTAATGACAAGTGTTGGATTAACAATGCCAAGTGCATTTACAGTTACCAATTCTCCATTAACAGGAGCAGGAGGTACACTTGCAGTAACAGGAGCAGGAACAACTGCACAATATATTGATGGAACAGGTGCGTTACAAACATTCCCATCAATTATTTCACAGGCTACTAATTTAGTAACAGAAGTTTATAATAATAGCGGAGCAACATTAACAAAAGGGACTGTCGTTTATATAACAGGCGGTCAAGGTAATTTACCAACAATTAGCAAAGCATTAGCAACAGGAGATTTAACATCTGCTCAAACTTATGGTATTGTGCAAACTAATATAACCAATATGAACAATGGTTATGTAGTAGTAGCAGGTAGATTAAGCGATTTAGATACACAGGCTTATTCTAACGGAACGCAGTTATATTTAAGTTCAACAACCGCAGGAGAATATACAAGTACAAAACAATATGCTCCTAATCATTTAGTTTATGTAGGGATTGTAGTACGTTCACATCCAACGCAAGGTGTAATAGAAGTTAAGATACAGAACGGATATGAAATGGATGAGTTACATAATGTGTCAGCACAAAGTCCATTGAATAATCAAGGTTTATTTTATAATACTTCAACTTCATTGTGGGAGAATAAATCAATAGCAACTGCTTTAGGTTATACCCCTGCAAATGATAGTTTAGTTGTTCATTTAGCAGGTACTGAAACAATAACAGGAGAAAAAACTTTCACAAATGTAAACGGAACTCAATTTGATTATGGCATAGTTTCTCCATTAACTTCAAGATTTGACCAAGGTATAATTTTTAAAAAAGGAACTGTTCCAACTATATTTACTACAATAACTACAAATTTATATTCTGAATCTACATCAAATAATTTAGTTATTCAAGATTCAAGTAGTAAGGCTAAATTATTATTTAATAATTCTACTCAAACTTACACTTTCCCTGCAAGTTCAGGTACAATATCTTTAACATCTGATTTAGCGAATTATGTTGACTTAACTACTGCTCAAACAATCACAGGTGCTAAAACATTTACAGGTTCAGCAACTTTTAATAGTTCACTCGGTAATTCTATAATTTTAAATTATGGTGCAGCTTTAGTAAAGGGTAATACTCCTTCATCTACAAGCGGTGTTTGGTCTAATATTTATGCAGCAGCAGGTAGTAATAATTTGGTAATAGCAGATAATGCAAATACATCAAAATTACAATTTCAAGCAGCATCAACTTACACCTACACATTCCCTGCTGCAACAGGAACATTGGCTTTAACTAGCGATTTAAGTTCTTATGTTCCATATACAGGTGCAACAGGAGCAGTTAATTTAGGGAATTATGAATTAACATCAAGCAATTTAATTGCAGGGGGAACGAGTGGTAATGCAGGAATGTTGCATTTAAAAAGTGATGTAGCATTAACATCAAAGGGCAATGGTTATACAAGTATAGGTGCTTATGCAGGTAGTGGAATAATTCAATTCCAAATGTACACAGGTGCTTCTACATATAAGTCATTTACATTTTCAATAGGAACATTAACCGATAATACAAATAGACAATTCACATTACCTAATGCTTCAGGCACATTAGCATTAACTAGCGATTTAAGTGGTTACTTACCATTAGCAGGGGGAACTTTAACAGGTGCATTGAGTGGAACAAGTGCAACATTTAGTGGTAAGGTTGGAATCGGAGCAACTCCTTATGCAAGTACAACTGCTATAATTAGAGCAGTAAGTGCTACTTCTACAAACTATGCTCTTATTATTGAAGATAATGCGAGTAATCAATTATTTGAAATTAAAAATAATGGAGCAGCTACATTCTCTAGTAGTGTGGGAGTGGGGAATGTTACTCCTTATTCAATATTATCATTGCCAAGTGGTACAGGTTGGAATGGCGGACTATCTTGGAATTTTACCGCATCGGGAGCAGCTAGTAGAAAATGGTGGATTAATACCGACCAAATTGAATTTGGTGATTTTAGAATATGTACTGAAAAAACACAAGGTGGTGGTACAATTAGTAATGCTTCAACTTTAAATGAAAGACTTTATATAAATGCTTCAGGCAATGTAGGTATAGGAACGAGTAGTCCTATAACTTTTGCTAATACTCTTACATTACATATGAACGGAGGTAGCAATGGCTCTTTCTTTACTATGGCTGGTAGTGGTACAAGATATTTAACAATACTTGCTCAAAGTGGTGAAGGAAAAATTGAAACAAATACTGCTATTCCATTAATTCTTGCTACTAATGAAACCGAAAGAATGCGTATAACATCAGATGGTAACTTATTACTTGGAACTACTGACAACGGAAGCGGTGCTAAATTAGTATTCTACTCTACATCGGCTGCACAACAACTTAAAGCAGCAGGAACTGCACCTGCGATTACTTTTAGTAACACAATTACTTCACCAACAATAGGTGGGGTATTAGGAGCAGCAACGGCAGCAGGTCATTTTATTACAGGTACGGCAGCAGGGGATATGGTATTAGCTAATCAGTTTAGTTCAGGTTCATTAATCTTTGGAACTAGCAATGTTGAAAGAATGCGTATTATTAACAATGGTAATATTTCTATGGCGACTTCGGTTGATTATGGTTATAAGTTAAACTTAAATGGTCAGCCTGGATGTAATGGTTATACTGCTTGGACAAACTGGTCTGATTCAAGATTAAAAGAAAATGTAACTGATTTTGATGCTACTAATGTATTAGATAAAATATGTGCAATAAGACCTGTAACATATAATTATAATGAATTATCAGGATTTGATGAAGAAACAAGAGCAAGGAGAATTTCAGGATTTATTGCTCAAGAATTAAAAGAAATATTCCCTGATATGGTTGGAACAATTAAAAAAGATAATGTTGAGTATTACGATACTAACTTATCAAATTTGGATTTATATATAGTAAAAGCTATTCAACAATTAGCAGCAGAAATTAAAACTTTAAAAAATAAATAAAATGAAAGAAATTCAACCAATTCAAATGTGGCAAAATGGTCAGTTTGTAGAAGCGATTTATCTTAATACTTGGGCTTCAAATGTAACTTTAGGAACAAGTGCAGTATTTACTTACAACCTTTTAGATGCTAGTCAACAAAGATTACAAGATGGTAGTTTAAATATGACAGGCGAAGATTACGCTAAATGGGGAGCAAACGACCAATATGCGTGGGAGTTCGTAGCTACAAGTTTAAACCTTACAATCATTGGGGATTATGTTCCACCTGTGCCTGAAGTAGTTGCTGAAGTAACCGAATAGTACTAATTTTGGCAAAACCAATATTATGAAAACAGCAATGCAAGAGTTAATTGATGAGCTTAAACTAATTGAAGCATACCCTATGAACTCATTAGTGTTAAGAATAGCTACTGATTTACTTGAAAAAGAAAAAGAGCAGATATGTAATGCCTATACCGATGGTGCTAAAGGTGGAGCAAATGGAACTAAAGGTCAACACGAATATGGTTGGGTATCTATACAGACAAAAGAAAAGTACTACAACCAAACCTATAACAATTAACATATATTTGTAAAAAATCAATCAAATGAAATATCAACAACTCAACACCCTAGTCGCATCAATTAATGCGGTTATTGGTTCACAAGAAACAAAAGTTCAAAAGAAATTATTTAAGATTTATGAAAAAGTCAAATCCCACCACGAAAGCTACCAAAGCCAAGTTGAAGAACTCCGCCTTGACAACGCATCAACCGATTCTAATGACATTTTATTATTGGATGAAAAAGGTGGTTACAAGTTTACTAAAGAAAGTATCAAAAAGCTAACTGCTCAAGTTAAAGAACTAGGGGAGAAGGAGTTTGACTTTAAGCCTATTGAGGTTTTAAATCCTAATGGACTTGAAAACTTTACATTCCTAGAAAATTGGGTTACAGGTATCACATTTATTAAAGAAGAAGAAGAAGAATTGTAATGAAGTTCGTTAAGGACAATATTTTGTTCATAGCCATAGTACTACTCGTATTGTGGCTATATTTTTTAGTTAAACCTTCATACTTACCTAGGACTCCTAATGGATTCGACACCTCTAAGTTTAAGAAGGTGCAAGTAATCCATGATACCCAGTACTCAAAAGTGTACATAAATCGGTACAGAAAAGGTGATTCTATACCCTATAAAGTCATAGATACCTTATATACGCATATATCCGATACGATACGCATAATATCCGATTATAGCCAAGTCAAGGCTTATTCCGACACTATTAAGAAAGATTCTAATATCTTTGTAATAGATGACACCATAGGCCAAAATAGGATCATTTCTAGAGGCTTCAAGGCTAGTCTAACCCAAAAAACCATCATTTTAAGAGAGTTCTACGCTAGTAAACCGACTAATACCCTTTATTGGGGCATTAGAGGCTCATACAGCCCACTTAATGGCTTGGAAGTACTAAGTCCTTCCTTGATGCTAAGTGTCAAAAATAAGGCTCTAATAGGCCTTAGCGTAGATATTAGTAAAAATTACAATATTGGGTACTCTGGTGGTATCTACTTTAAAATAGGAAAAAAGTAAAATGGCAGTAAAAAAAGAGGGCATTTTGGGAGCAAACCCATTACCCATATCATTTAAAGATTTCGCTAAAAACCCTATTGTGGGTACATTATTCGTTGTGCTTATAGGTATATCCTATTTGTATGTAGATATTAAAAGCACTTTTAAGGGCCAAATACAAAGCCAGGAATACAGAATATCCAACCTTGAGCATAAGGATTCCTTAAAAACACAAGCTTTAATGGAGTGTAAAACTGCCTTAAGTGCAACTAGTACTAAGCTAGAAACCCTACAAGACTTAGGAGCTATTAAAAAATCTGTAAAATAATAGACATGAAATTATTATTCTTATCATTACTATCAATCTTCACCTTAATCGGATATGTTAAAGTAGAAGGAATCAAAGAACCTAAACTAACAAAAGAGGATAGGGAATTTAAACAGTTAATGAATGACTTTAATAAGACATTAGAACATAATAAAAGTGTTCAAATAAAAGCAGATAAGACTAAAGACAAGCTAATAGTAACTACTACTAATAAAATAAATCAATTATCTAACGAGAATAAGTCGCTTAAAAACGAGATAGGTGCAATGAAGATAAAAGTAGATACTATTTATGTTTATATTCATGACACTATTCAGATAAAAGAAAAGAAAAGCTTTTGGGGTAAGACTAAAGTAGATACAACAGGAAATTAATATGAAACAATTTTTTACAGAAGATAACGGAAGATTAAGTATGAAAAGATTATGTGGTTTACTATGCGTAATATCATTATGCGTTACTATGTACCACAATAGTTTTAGTGATGAACATACTGCCCCTGCAACAATACTTGTAGAATCAGTAGCTTTGTTAGCATTCGGTTGTTTAGGCTTAACAACAGTAGAGAAAGTATTTAAAAAATAGTTATGCGATTATCAGCACATTTTGATTTATGCGAGTTCACTAGAAGTGAATCAGCCAAGCGTGAAGGAGTTAGTAATATGCCAACACCTGAGCACCTAGAGAACATCAAAACATTGTGCGAGAAAGTATTAGAACCTATAAGAGCCAAGTTCGGCCCAATTAATATTTCTAGTGGATACAGAAGCTCTGACCTTAATCATTTCATTGGAGGCAGTTTAAATTCAGATCATTGCAAGGGCCGTGCGGCTGATATAGATATGGATGGCCATGGTGGCGAAGTTACTAATACAGATATTTTTAATTACATAAAGGAAAGTCTTGATTACGACCAATTAATTTGGGAGTTCGGTAATAAAGAGAAGCCTGATTGGGTTCATGTGGGATACAGAGGAAAAGATAATAGAAAGCAAACTTTGAGAGCAACCAAAGTAGACGGCAAGACTACTTACACGGCTTACTAACCAACAACCAACCAATATGAGCAAAACCAAAAATGTGGGTATCATAGGCGATACACACTTTCCATTCTGTCATCCTAAATACCTCGACTTCTGTTATGAGGTATTCAACAAGTTTCAATGTTCTGAAATAGTCCACATAGGAGATGAAGTGGACAATCATGCGATTAGCTTTCATGAGCATAACCCTAATGGGGATTCTGCATCTAAGGAGGCTATTTTAGCTATGCAACAATTAAACATTTGGTACAAGCGTTTCCCTAATGTAAAAGTATGTATAGGTAACCATAGTGCCCTACACAAAAGAAAGGCATTAGCGAACGGATTACCAGAGAGATTTATTAAATCCTATGAAGATGCTTGGGAAGCTCCTAGAGGCTGGAAATGGGCCTTAGAATGGGAAATGGATGGTGTTCTATATACTCATGGTACAGGATCATCAGGACAAGCAGGTGCAATCAATAGAGCAAGGGATGCTAGACAATCAACTGTAATAGGTCATATTCACTCCTTTGGGGGAGTTTTGTACTCTTCAAGTGATAAGGATATGATATTCGGTATGAATGTGGGTTGTGGAATAGATATTAATGCCTATGCAATGGAGTATTCACGACCTTTCCCCAAACGACCAACATTAGGTTGTGGAGTTGTTTTAGATGGCGGTAGAATTGCTATATTTGTGCCCATGCCATTAGGAAGCAAGATAGTAAGGCTTCCAAGCAAAAAGTAGGTTAAATCCGTTATAACATAAGTGTATATTTCATTGATAATCAATGATGTGTGCACTTTTTATTTCTATAATAATTAAA